TCTGATATATTGTTCATCCACATTGATGTCTATGAGTGACAACTGCTTTAATGTATCGCTATTTATAAGTAGTGTGTATTCCATTATGCTTCCTCCGTTTCTTCAATTATTTTAGTGTCATTATCAACTATCTCTATAGTACCTGCCTTGAATGATTTGACAAATGTTAACAATAGAGGCTCTAACACATTCTCCTCGAACAAGTTCATCGCCTCGGCATATTCCTCTTTGCTGAAACCGTTATTCTCAGGCATAAGACCAAACAAACAAGGTGTCGCTCTGAATGCTATGAATATATCTTCCTTAGTGCTCTTATCAAGTGCCTGATACTTTTCATCGAACTTGTCACCCTCTAATCTAACAATATCAGCAGCATTATCCTTAGAATCATTGAACATAAGAACCATCTTTCCTGCATTCTCAGCACCACTGAACTTCTCATTGATTAACTTCTCTATTTCTTTCTGTGTTTCCTCGGTATAATTGCCATTATTGATGTTAATGATAACATTCGAGTTGAAGTTGTTCTTGATTGTTGAAAGGTGGAATGTTTTTATATCATTCTGAATCTCAATGGACTTCAATGCAGAAAAATACATAGGCACAGGGTAAACACCTCTTGTCAGTCTTCCACTATAGTAGTAGATAGAATGTGTAGATGTATCATCATTAAGAGGAAATTCCTCTGTCTTTCCTGTGTATTTTCCCCATTTGTTTGAATAGTAACCAATTGTCTTTGTGGAGTTAACCCTTATGTTCTCGAATGGCAGATAGTTGATTTTAACAGTCCTTAATGATTTGCTTCTCAATACCTCTACGGCATACCCCCCGAAGATGATATAGTCATACAGACACTTTAACAGGTCATCATCGCTTATATCGTTGCTTTTTACCCTCTTATATAATGAATCAACTATGCCATTGATAATGCCTTGGAGTATACCACACTGCATATAGGCATCATAGATGTATTGGGGAAAGTCATTATTGACTCCATAACTGACATACTTCTTGTTATTGAAGAAGTCTATGCTGTTGTTGTTTATTCTCTTGATAGGCTCGTCAAATGAACCTGCGAACCCTATTCTTATCTGTTCCTTGTTATCCTTCATACTCTGTGAATGTGGTATTAGTAATATATTTATCCATTATCTCACTGTCGTTAGTTACCTGCATATATCCCTTGTTGACAGATGTGGTGATTCCCTCACTATTAATGATTTCAAGGGTATAGTTGTATGTTCCCAATGAAATCTCATCGAAGAAATGGTTGTAACCGAAAGTGAAATAACTTGAGGTAATGGTTAAATCATTGCCTAAATCTATTCTGTGACTCTCATTAGTGGAGGTGTCCACCAATGTCATAATATACTGCGCAGCATCCCTTGTGTCACCTAAGTTGGGCACACTGAAATACTGTGGCAAATCGTCTTTGTTAATTATAATCATAGTTATCAATTTTTATATAAAATGTCAAAAAAATAGGGTGAACCCCATTGGAATCCACCCTAAATTCATAAGATTTTTACAGAAAATTAATTGAAATCTATGATAGTGTCTGCGATGAGTGCATTGTCTACCTCATAAGGCATTTCCTTAGACACATCAGTCAACTCCAATGTATAACCGTTAAGGTCTTCATAAGCAGTTCCTGCTGCCATTGTAGCCGCAGTAGAAGTAACCTCGCTATCCTTGCCGAGATACCAATACTTGCCTCGTCTGTCCTCTACGATTACCGCAAGGTTGGAACGAACCAATGTGTTGATTTCTGCCTGCTTAGTAGCCTGAGTTCCGTTGAACTGCAATGAAAGGACAGTTGAGTAGTAGATTGTACCATTCTGGTCGTTGATAGTTGCTGTTGATGTCATACCACCTGTTGCCTTTCTAAAGTTGTATTCTTTGAACTTGTCACCGTCCTGAGCAATAGTGATTGCTGAGATTACACCGTCAGTGACAGTAGCGGTAACATCCTCATACTTAGCGATGAAGACTCTTGATATACCACCGATGTTGTCCGCACACTGTACACCTATGCCATTGAGGGCTGTGCTTGGACAAGGATTTATAATTGCTGCCATAAATATATCTATTTTAGTTTATTATTATCTTTTAATCAAAAAAGGGAAGCAGGGATAACCCCACTCCCCTTGCAAAACAAAACAATATGAAAAATAATCAGAGTTTACTAACTATTAAGGATGTGTTGCTTTTACAACCAAGCCTGGGAATGCAACCTGAACACCGAAGTTGAAGTCCATTGCGAAACGGAACTCTCTGTTGTCCTTTGAATACCAAGCATCTACGTTAGCAGTGTCACCAACGAGGTCAGTACCGAAGTTGAAGTTCTCAGCGTAAGAAGCGTAAACTTCGCCATCACTTGTGCCATCAAGACCTGCAGTTCCGATAACCTTTACTCTTGAGTCACCAGGCAGAACAATGTAGTCTGTCTTAGCATCCTCAACGAAGTGGAAGAGGTTTGCTGCTATCAACTCCTGAACATACTTGCGATAAAGTGTGTCAGATACATAGATTACAACATCGCCCTTAGAGAATACCTCAGCAGGAAGTGCTGCATAAACATCGCCGATTATCTTTGATGCAGTGTCAGTTGTTGCATATGTAACACCGATTGTGCCAGTTGCTGTAACCTTTCCGAAACCGTCAAACTTGTTGAGGTTGCCATCCTGCGATGTCTTGTCACCTTGCCAAATAGCCTTCTCAAGGTTAGCCTGTACGTTCTCAACGATGCCATTAACGAGGTCTTCCTCGAATGGTGCTTTATCACCCTCGCCTACAAGACCTGCCTTAACCTCGTAACCCATCCAAGTGTTAGCGAGCGCCTTGTCGCACAGTGACATATTGACTGCTATTTGTCCAGTCTCGATTGTTCTCTGAGTGAATGTTCCCTCAGTTGTGTCGTTCCATCCACATTCGCTACCATCATTGAAGTTAGCCTCAGTATTCAGAAGGTTAAGAACAGCCTTGCCCTTAACATCTACGTTTGGACGCATATACTTGAGCGACTTTGCTCCGATGACCGCATTGCGTATGATTGGAAGCCTTCTCTGCTCCACATATCCTGTGATTGCCGTAATATCTATTGCCATAATTTGTTAAGATTTTAATGTTTATTTTTTCTTATAAAATGTACTGTTTTAGTTAATTAATCTTGAAAATACCTTAATGCAGGATTTCTTTTTACCTTATCGTCAGAGAAAAGGGAATTTCCACTGCCGTCTACTGTCTGATCGATGGGAGCATCCACAGGCTTTTCGTTCAGTTCCTTGATTTTCTCCTCAAGTTCAACTATCTTAGCCTTAAGTTCCTCATTCTCTTTCTTAAGAGCCTCAACATCAACCTCATCATCGGTAGTTTCCTCTTTAACCTCTTCTTCAACAACTTCCTCTTCCTTTACTTCCTCAGCCTCTACCTCTTCCTCTTTAACATCTTCCTTAACCTCTTCTACCTCTTCCTTCTTTTCCTCTTCTACCTCTTTCTCTTTGATTTCGGCAACCTTTCCATCCTTGATAACAACGACTCTCTCGTCCTCAAGAACATATTCGCCATCCTCGGCAGGGTTTTCCCCGATATATGCCTCGACACCCTCTTCAAGGGTCTTATCCACAACTAACTCACCCTTGTCAGTCTTGATTGACTCAAACTGGCATAAGAGGGAGAATAGTTTCAGTCTTAATGATTTCTTATCCATAATGATTACTTATTACTTTTTTATTTAAAATGTTATTATTTATACTAATTTACTCAGGAAATCAAGTTCCTCGTCTTTTTCTTCCTTAGTTTCCTCGGGAACTAACTCAAAATTAAACAATCCCTCTATGGAGAATCCTCGGTACTCGCCTTTCTTAATGGCATTCCATACCTCATCGTTCTCCACCTTCATACCAATTATCCAAGAACCCTCGGGAACATACTCAAAATCCTTGATTTTCACTCTGTCTGAGGTAATCACCGATTCAAAGATGGTTACATCATTCACATCATCCTTATGCTGTAGGTTGACCTGTGACTCTCTCTGCTCCTTGAAATATTTGAGAACCATTTTCTTAATGTTGTCCTTGTCAAACACAACGTAATACTCGTAATCCCCTCTTCTTCTATATATTGGGGTGTCAGCCAACATAGCAACACCCCAAACCTCTCTCTCTTCATCATTGGAGAAGGATAGTTTCATTTTGTTATTCTCCTTGTCCGAATCAAATGCGAGAAAATCAACCTCAACGGCTGGATATGTCACAAGGCTGACCTTCTCACATCCTGTTTCGTTATCTATTATGACTTTGTATATATCCATAATCCTTTTTGTTATAAAATGTTAAAAGTTATTGCCATTCTCCGCTACTTCAACCTTTTTCTGTGTGTCTGTAATATCACTCTCTACTACATAAACCCTTTGGTCTGACATCGCCTGAATGGTTTCGTCACCTATGATGGTATTTACAGCCTGAGTTGAATCGGTTAAAGATGCAACAGAAGAAGCATTGATTGATGGTGCTGATGTAGATGCTGACGAACCGCTTCCGTCACCGCCTGGTATCTTGGTATCAATGATTTCCTTTACATTAGCCATACCTGCGGCTGTCACAAGTGCCGTCATTGCAGTTGCATAGGGCAATCCCCATCCATCGGTGTCTTTCATTATTCCTTGGAAAGTACCTACTGCACCTGATATGGTATTGATGATTGCCTCAGATACCTGTATGCCCTTCTGTGCTTCTGCATTATCACCTGCAAGAGCGGATGCAGTCGAAAGACTTTGGGAAAGTGCCTTATTAGCCTGTTCTCTATTCTTTTCCTTCTTCTTCTCATTCTTCTGAGTAACATTATTCTGTGCCTCTAAGGTTGCTTCCTGCTTCTTGACAAGATTCTTATCTAACTTATCCTGTTCAGCATTTATCTTAGCCTGTAACTTAGCCTTTTCTTCCTCACTTCCCTGCCAGTTTTCTAACTCCTGTTGCCACAGAGTAATCATTTCCTGACTCTTCTTGATTTCATTATCAAGAATCTTCTGATTGGTTTCCTCTGCCAATTGTTGCTTTCTCAACTGATAGTCGGCATAGTCATCATACTCCAAATCAAGCAACTGTTTCTCGAGGGATTCCCCATTGTCATACTTCTCATTTATTTGGGATTCCCCATCTGACACTCTTTGTTGAGAGAGGGTGTTTGCCATCTGCTCATTCTGTGCTACTACGGCATCATTGTATTGGGTTTCCCTTTGCTGCAACTTGTCATAGTATTCATTCTCAGAAATAAGTTTCTTCTTTAAGGCATCCTTCAAGGTTTTTACGTCCTCATCATAGTCCTTTTTGAGTTGTTGAAGAACTTTTTCATTGTTATCCAATAAATCCTCATTCAACTTCTCAAGATTCTTCTTGAGTTCTTCCCCATTATTCTTGGTTGACTTTGAAACCTTATCAGATTTCTTCTGTGCATTCTCAGATTCCTTGAGCATTGCATCCACTTTCTTCTGCATTGGCTCTATTTCAGCATCGAGAGAATCGATTTTGCCCTTGATGGTCTTGTATATTACAGATGATGTATCCTTGGTTATTGCCACATACAAATCAAGTTGAGCCTTTATCTGCTGTCTTGTAGCCTTTACATCCTCAAGTTTAGCATTAATGTTCTTGAACTGCTCCTGTCTTTCCTTGGATAAACCCGAAATAGCCTCTTTCTGATATTTATTATACTCTTTCTGCAACTTTCTATGTCCTTCATAGTATGTCTGTTCAGCCTTGAGCATATCGGCTCTCATTTTGGCTATTTCGTTCTTTGTTTCATCGCTTGTGTCCTTCTCCTGTTTCGCCTGTTCCTCTCGTATTCTTAATCTTTCCTGAGCGATTTTCAATTCTTCTTTAAGATTCTCCTCTTCAAGCCTCTGTGCCTCTTTCAATGCCTCCATTCGCTTGGTGACATCGGGATTCTCAGCAGCCTCATCACGCAGTTTGGCGATTTCCTTGTTTCTTCTTGCACTATTGACTGTATATTCTCTTTCAGATTCTTCCAAATCATCCTGTGCCTGTACAAGACCCTCTGCCGCTTGCTGTGCCTCCTCATAACCTGGTACAAGCGATAATACAGCCTTTCCCAAATCCGCTATGCCACCAACTACAAAGGCAATCCCCTCTGCCAACTTGTCAAATAGGAAGTTAATACCCTCTAATATTGGAGAGAATACGGTGAATGCCTTCTGCAACTGTGTCATCGCATCATCATTCTTCTTAAAGGCATTCATAACCTTGGTTATAACAACAACCAATCCTGTAAGGACTATTCCCACAGGGTTGGACAAGAATGCCTTACCCAATGTCTTGAATGAGTTGCCTATCTGACTTAATGCCTTTGTGCCTGATGTTGACAGGGTGCTCATTGACAGACCGAGGTTGCCCAACATTCCATTCAATTGGGAAATCCCAGGTATTATTGCTGATATTTGCTCAGGGTAATTTCCCACATTCCTTTGGAATCGACCTGTTTCCTCTTCAAGTGTCTTTAATTGAGAGGTTAAGTCATTAATATTTGATTGCAATTCAAGACCTTTGGATGATTGCCTCTGTGCCTCTGACAAGTTGTCATATATCTTTGTCAAATCTGACAATTGAGCCCTCATTCCTGCAATAGAGTCAGAGTAGGCTTCCCCACTGTCGTGCAATGCGGTCATTGCCCCCACACCCTCTGTCTGCAACTGACGGTAGCTATTCCCCAATGTCTTTATCTGCAGACCAAGTTGCTCGTACTGCTCCGCCTCAGCCTCTGTGAGAGAGCCGTTCTGCTTCTTAATGTCCTGAAGTTCCTTCTGAGCCTTCTTGAGTTCATCTATCTGACCCTTGACCTTTGCCATATCCGACACTGTGGATGCGGCATTGGTCTGAAAGTCTATTATAATTTGTTCGTTGTCTACGCTTGCCATATCTATTCTCTTTTACATAAAATGTTAGCCTATGCAGTCCTCTGCCATACCTTTCCTGGTGTTGTCCAAGCCCAAGTGGCATCCACCCAAGTTGTTCCATTCCAATAGGTATTTGGATTGAAGTTTGTGTCCGATGTGTGGTAGTAAGTCCCAACAGGATAGATTACATCAAGCCAATTTCCGCTTGTCAGAGGCTTTACCTTCTCATCATTGACATATATCTCATTCGCATTGTCAACATCGCTGAAATCGCCCTCTGTGGCTTGAATGGTGACAGTATATACTCTATATACCAAATTGACTATCTGTCCGTCATACACATCATTAGTAGTGTATTCGGTTGTCATATTGATTGATGATACCAATAACTCACAGGGATTTCCCACATTACTACTTGACAGTCGTGTCAGGTTATCCTTGAATGGTGTGATGAAATCCTCTATCTCATTGGGATTATCCTCATATCTTCCTACCACATAAAGGGTGTACATAACACTGTCATCGACATTGTCGGTATCCCCCACTCCAGTCGGAGTGAAGGATACTATGGCTTCTCCCACATTGGGATGGGGAAATTGATTATATATGTTTACTATCATTATGTTAAATATTTGTACTTGTTATTAAATAGCATTGTAACTTCTAAATCCCTGCCAATATGTGCTGTTCTGATATGCTGATATTGATGCAGATGGGACATACAGCCTTATATTACTCTTATCATCAAATGCACCAGTGTATACCTCTGGTGGTGTAGTAGCATAGCAATATAAACCTATGAGAGAACCGCAGTTATGGAATACAGATTCACCTATATATGTTTGTGTTGATGGCAATGTCACCGTTGTCAGTGCTGAACATCCCCAAAATGTCGATGCGTGTAGATTATCTATTTGTGAATTGTCCATATAACAGGTTTCAAGTCTTGTGCATCCCTCGAATGCTGTTGCACCCAAATATGTCACACTGTTTGGAATATCCACATTCCTTAAATTAGTACAGTTACGGAACGCATTATTGCTTATTCTCACAAGATTTGGAAAATTGGATAAAATATTAACCAAACTTGTCAGATTGGTCTTTCCCTCTAATCCTCTTGCCTCTATTTCTGTCAGATTCAATGCCTCAGTCGTTGTGGTATATCCCGAATTGCTTGCTATACCACTATCGTAGAGGTATTCCTGCAATGCAGGGTTGTAGTTAGCACCATTGGCATCTATTGACTGACAGGCATATGTCACAGGTATAGGTGGGTTAGTATCTATTACAACATTGCCATCACAATACAATATACCATTAAAGAATGCAAAGTGTGTATTATCTTCTGCTATCACTACATTATTTAAATTAGGGAATGTAATATTGCTTACATCCATTGACTCTAATTGAGAAGGAATATTCAGAGTAGTATTATTAACTACAAATTGAGTATTGTTATCCAATGCAAAATGCTT